TATCAGTTCCGTTCAAAAATCGGTCGCGTTGCATTCATTGACGAGTACGTCCGCACAGGTGTTGACGAGGGCACTGTGTATGTGAAGCCGGGCTGGATTTACGAAAGCGAGATGGTCGACAAAGAAGTGGCTGTGTTCGAGTACACGCCAATTCAAGACCCGCAGCAAACAGACGCTTTGCAGCAGGCCATGCAAATCAGCCAAACAAATCCACAAGCATTTATGATGCTTCCCGAAGAAATTCAGGCAAGCGTTGAATACTCGATGGAAGTTGGGGCACCTTATCTGGCCGTACAGGTCGGAACGGAAATGATCCAAGAAGAGGTCACGGTCAAGAACGAGCCAACGCTCGAGATTCTTCAATTTGAAAACGTCTACTTGGATCCGGCTGCACAAGGCAAAGTCGAGAAAGCCAACTTTGCTGTGATCTCCTTCGAGACGTCACACGCCAAGCTGAAAAAGGACGGCCGGTACACCAACTTGGATCAAGTCAACTGGTCTGGGAACACGCCCCTGACAAACCCTGATCACGAGACCGGCACTGACGAGACTGCGCAATACAAAGACGATTTGCGACGTCCTGTGGTAGCTTACGAGTATTGGGGTTTCTGGGACATTGATAAGACCGGCATTCTAAAACCAATCGTGGCCACATGGATCGGCGACACTCTGATCCGAATGGAAAAGAACCCCTACCCCGACAAGAAGATTCCGCTGATTGTGGTGACTTACATGCCTGTTCGCAAAGAAGTGGCTGGCGAACCTGATGCTGCATTGTTGGAAGACAATCAAGATATCCTCGGCGCTGTGACACGGGGCATGATCGATCTTTTGGGTCGGTCTGCCAACGGACAGCAGGGTATCGCCAAAGGCATGCTCGATGTGGTGAACAAACGCCGCTACGATCGCGGCGAAAACTACGAGTTTAATCCGCAGATGACTCCAGACATGGGGATAAAAGAGCACAAGTACCCTGATCTGCCTGTGTCGGCGTTCAACATGCTGACACTCCAGAACCAAGAAGCAGAAGCCATCTCCGGCGTGAAAAGTTTTTCTGGTGGCATCTCCGGCGACGCTTACGGTGACGTGGCAGCTGGTATCCGCGGTATGCTGGATGCGACAGCGAAGCGTGAGATGGGTATCCTGCGGCGCTTTGCCGGGGGCATGGAAGAGATTGGTCGGAAGATGATCTCGATGAACCAAGCCTTCCTGTCAGAAGAAGAAGTGGTCCGGGTCACAAATGATGAGTTTGTCACTGTGCGTCTGGAAGACATCCAGGGCGAATACGATCTGAAGGTGGACATCACGACACCCGAGATTGAAGAAGCCAAAGCAGGCGATCTTGGTTTTATGCTGCAAACGATGGGGAACACCCTGCCCTTCCCGGTCACAAAAATGATCATGACAGAGTTTGCCCGCCTGAAACGTTTGCCAACGCTTGAGCATGCGCTGAAGACCTATCAGCCTGAGCCAGATCCAGTGGCCGAAAAGCTTCAAGAACTCGAGATTGCAAAGCTGGAAGTCGAGATTGCCGAGACCCGCGCAAAAGCGATGCTAGCACAAGCCAAAGCACGGACAGAAGGCTCAACGGCAGATATGAAAGATCTGGACTTCCTCGAGCAGGAAAGCGGAGCAAAGCAGGCCCGTGATATTCAGCGGCAAGAAGCCCAAGCTGAGGCCAACCAGATGCTGAATATTTCCAAGGCACTCTTGGCTTCACCAGACAAAAGACCGCGGGATCAAGACCTGATGACAGCAATTGCAATCCAGCAGGCATCGAAAGCTTCATAAAGGCCTAATTTCCGTCTCTGGAGTCACATTGGACTGGTGTGATTTGATGTGGTGTAACTAAGTGGCATTCTAGCTACACCCCACAAAGAAAGCAGGACGATATGATGGATATGAACGACATAGAGACGATTGAAGTTTCGATTGAAGAAGCGATGAAAGTCGTAAAGCGCGGTGACGCGCTGGAACGGTTGATGAAAAACCGCGACTTCAAAATGCTGTTCCTTGACGGCTACTTCAAAGAAGAAGCCCATCGCCTGGTAAGCATTTCTGCCGACCCGACATTGAAGCAGCATCATTCGGAAATCATGGACAGCATTCGGGCTATTTCCATGACGCAGCAATACACTCAACTGGTTGCACGCATGGCCGATATGGCTCGCCAGCAGATCGAAGATCTGCAAGGCGAGCGTGACTTCCTTGAAGAGCAAGAAGAATAAAGGAGATCTGACACATGGACGGATCTACTTTGAACGGCAAAGACATCAGCGACCTCAGTGATGAGGAGCTGATGGGGATGTCTTCCCCCGACAGCTTTACCCTGACTGAAGAGGCTGGCAATGAACCAGTGACGCTTGAAGAATCTCTTGGTTCAGGAGAAAATAATGACGATCCTTCCCTTTCCACAGAAAACGAAACCGACACTGACGAAGATGCCGGAGAAGATCGTTTTGAGGAAGCTGGGGAAGAAGTCGAAACCGCAAGCGGTGATGATGGTGCTGCAGGGGAAGACGAAACTGATCCTGCTACAGAACCATCCGCAGCCGTAGACCCAGAGGCGCCTCAAACCGATCAGGACGTCAAAACCGACCCTGAGAAGAAAGAGGACGCCACAGACTACGAGCATCTGTACAAGCAGATCATGGCTCCTTTTCAGGCCAATGGTCGGCAGTTTGCACTAAGCTCTCCTGAAGAGGCTGTGCAGCTCATGCAGATGGGCGCAAACTATACCAAGAAAATGCAGGCATTAGCTCCAAAGATGAAGCTGATCCGCATGCTTGAAAAGAACGAGCTGCTCGACGAAGCAAAGATTTCATTCTTGATCGACCTCGACAAGAAGAACCCTGATGCAGTCGCAAAGCTTGTCAAAGATTCCAATATCGATCCAATGGATATCGATACTTCGGAAGCGCAGGCCTACAAGCCTGGAAACCATCGCGTGAGTGATGATGAAATGGCGTTCTCTGATGCCCTGTCAACTGTCATGTCGACAGAAGGCGGCAAGGAAACTGTCCGGACTATCAACAGCTCGTGGGATGAATCCAGCAAGCAGGCCGTTTACAAAGAGCCGTCTCTACTGACCTTGATCGACACCCACAGAGCAAACGGGCTGTACGCTCGAATCTCTTCTGAGATCGACAGGCAACAGATTTTGGGGCGCCTGACCAATATCCCGTTCATCGAAGCTTACAAGCAAGCTGGGACAGAGCTTCAGCAAGCTGGCTTTTTGAGCCCAACACCCGCTCCTGCGCAACAGGACAACGGGAATGTTGAGCCTGCAAAAGTAACCGGTCGCCGAGAAGCCAACCCGGGTCGCACGAGTTCTCGTGTTTCGAACGGAGAACAAGCCCGCCGTGTGTCACCGGCACCCAACGCGGGCAAAACCGTCAAGAAAGCCATCGATCCGTTTGATCTGACCGATGAGCAAATCATGGCAATGAAGTCCCTCAAGGTCTAAGAAAGAGACCCCACACAATGGCTATGAATTATAACGCCCCGAACACCACTGCCTCCACTATTGAAGGTGCTGGTTCCTCGCAAATGAACACGTTCTTCTACTGGCGCAAAGCGTTGGTTGAAGCGACCAAAGAGATGTATTTCAGCCCGCTGGCTGATGTCGTTTCGATGCCAAAGCACATGGGTAAGTCCATCAAGGTCTACCACTACATCCCATTGCTCGATGATCGCAACGTCAACGACCAAGGTATCGACGCCGCTGGCGCGACGAGTGCTAATGGTAACCTCTATGGTTCGTCCAAAGACGTGGGCACCATCACTGGCAAACTGCCTCTCTTGTCTGAAAACGGCGGCCGCGTGAACCGCGTTGGCTTTACCCGTCTGCAGCGTGAAGGCGCTATCCAGAAGATGGGTATGTTCACTGAGTGGACCCAGGAAAGCCTGGACTTCGACTCTGACGCTGATCTGTACGAGCACATCTCGCGTGAGCTTGTCACAGGCGCAAACCAACTGACAGAAGCTGTTCTGCAGAAAGACCTTCTGGGTTTTGCAGGCGTGACTGTTTTCACTGGCGCAGCCACACAAGACTCTGAAATCTCCGGCGAAGGTGCTGATCCAAGCATCGTGACCTACGAAGATATGATGCGTCTGAGCCGTATCCTGAACGACAACCGGACCCCAAAGCAGACCAAAGTTATTGCTGGTTCCCGCATGATCGACACCAAGACGATCGCTGCTGGCCGTGTGATGTACATTGGCTCTGAGCTGGAATCGACTGTCAAAGGTATGACTGATCTGTTTGGCAATGCCGCCTTTGTCCCTGTGCATCAGTACGCCAATGGCGCTGGCACAACCATGAACGGTGAAATCGGTACAGTCGACGAATTCCGTATCGTTGTTGTTCCTGAAATGCAGCACTGGTCAGGCGCTGGTGCAGCCGAGGACACAAACCAGGCTACATGGCAACTGGTGGCAACTACGACATCTTCCCAATGCTCGTTGTTGGCGAAGGTTCCTTCACCACAATCGGTTTCCAGTCTG